TGACTGCATCCTGACCGGCCGGGCCACGCTCTCCAGCAGGTCCGGGAGGACCCTGCGGTCCAGGAGGGCCAGCGGGTCCGACTGCACCGTTATCGCCCTTGGGTCCGGGTTGACCATTTGCTCCGGCGGGACCAGTGGGTCCGGTGGGGCCAGGAAGGCCGTTATCGCCCTTAGGCCCAGGAGGACCCTGAATGCCCTGCTCCCCCTTTGGTCCAGGAGGGCCAGCAGGACCCCTAGGTCCTTCGGGTCCGGGAACCGGGGTTCCTCCAGCTCCGCCACCAGCGGGACCAGGAGGACCCTGAAGACCCCTAGGGCCTTCTGGTCCGCGTTCACCAGCATCGCCCTTAGGTCCGGGAGGGCCAGCAGGACCTGGGTCGCCCTTGGGTCCGGTTGGTCCCTGTGGGCCACGAGGACCAGGTGCGCCAGCTCCGCCACCACCTCCGCCTCCGAATGGAAGGGGGGAAACCTCAGAAGTGGGGTCGGCAGCCATGATGTCAATAGTTCCACCCTGAGTCAGAGCAACGTGCTTGACGATGTCAAACTTTGGGGAATCAATGTAAATGGTGTGAGTCCAGGCGCCAGAGGGGGTTACTCCAGCGCCCGGAGCCAGCACCTCGATGTTGACAGCGCCAGCCTGGTCTGTCCGAACCATGTGCTCGCGCATCGAGACTGCGGCACCGTCAACGGTAGCCGTAGCCCCCTTCACGTCAGGAACGATTCGGACAAGAGCCCGACCATTCTCTCCTCCGGGAATAGTTCCCGTTAAAGTACAGTATGGCGCTGCCATTTTGAGCCTCCTACGGCTGTTCGGCCCTGTCGAGCAGGGCGTTCACCTTAGTGTTTGTCTCGGCACCATAAACGCCGTCGACCTCAGCACCGACTGCAGCCTGGACTGCCTCGACGGTTGCATCGTGAGCCTCCTCAGAGGCGTCACCCCAGACTCCATCCTGCTCAGTCCCGACTACAGACTGAGTGAATGCCACGCCGAAGGGGAAGGTCTTCCCGCCCCACTCGGAGGCCGCGGCAAGAGCGTAGCAGCGAGACCGAGTGTTCGGTCCGGCGACGTTGTCAGGGTTAGCCCGAACCGCACGCTGCAGAGCGCGGATGTCCGCGGGGCCAGCAGGAGCAGTGTTGCTGGGAGAGTCGGTATACGCAGGCCGGATCACATAAGCGATCGACTGATTGCGGACACGCCGCCAAACACCGTTCCCAGCAGACTGAGAGCCGTAGCTGCCAGACGAGGTGTTGCCCTCGATCGTCTGGAGGGTGCCGCCGCCAAGATTCTTCTCGACGAAGCCGACGTGGTCCGTGCCGCCGCCATCCCAGTTGTAGATGACGACATCCCCGGGCTGTGCGTCGTAAACTGATACGAAGTAAGCATCAGGGTGCTGGCGGACCTTGTTGACGGTGTAGTCAGTGTTAAAGGAGAATCCTCCAATAGCGTCAATCTGCCCGCACTCGTCCAGACACATGCTGACGAAGAGCATGCACCACCAAACAGAGTCGGACGGTCCAGCAAGCCACTGCTGACCAGTTCGAGCTGCCCAGTATCGGCCAGATTCGGATCCGGGCTGAGGGTCGTCTGGTGCATAGTAACCAATCCTCGCTGCGGCGCGAGCGAGTACGTTTTCTGCGACGCTCACTTCATCACCTCAGTAGTCTGGGAGACGTGAATCTCCTTGTCCTCCATGGGATCAGTTCCGATGTGGGCCTGCGGAGCAAGCGCCTCCTCGGGAATGTCTTCGTGACTGATCATTGTTATCCCTTCGAACCAAGCTTAGCTCGCCTGGCTCTGTTGAGTTCCCGGTTCCGTTCCATAATCTCGGACTGGGACATCTTCTTATCGGGCTGGTTCTTTTGGTTGCATACCCGAATGAGTGTGAGTAGTCGGTTGATGTGCCATTTCTCACACTCGAATGGGATCTGGCAAGCGATCATCCAGTAGTAGATTAGTTCGGAAGATGTGTATTCTCCAGATCCAGATTCTCCACCCGTCTCGCGGATGGTGGTTGCGGTCATCGTGTCGGCCATGTAGGCGCTGATACGCTCGACCTCAGATGGGGGGATCCTATCCAGGAGCGACGGGTCGTAATCTGCATCAGTGATCATACACTTGATGTAGAGCGCCATCTCATCGGGTGTGATCTTGTCATTATCAATGAGATGCTTATGGGTAATTGACTCCCATTTTGAAAGCGCGACCAGGTTGTGCTCCAGGTGCAGGATTCCGCCAGGCATGGAGACAAAGGTGCCTGTCTCCTCGTCGAACCCGTCGAGATCCGGGATAGAAACTATAAGCATTGCAGGCACCGAGGGCCCAGGAGTCTAGGTCTCTGAGCCCCCGGTGTGGTATATCAGCCTGCGAAGTGGGCCTTGATCTCGTCCGGCAGGAGGAGCTTGGGCTCGAGAGCCCCGCCTCCACCCTGAGCGTCGGAACCGAACAGCTTAGCCTCAAGGGTCTTCAGCTTACCGGCGTCGACGTCCAGAGACGAGATGGTCAGCAGCGAGGTGGGCTTGGCACCAGACACGTTGACCGGCGTGGTGGACAGCTCCCAAGAGAAGGAGATCGCCTCGGGAGAGTCGTTGACGGTCTTGTAGCCCTTCTCGGAAGGAGAAGCCTTGCAGCCGTACAGGATGTGGAGCTTGTAGCCCTTGTCCTGACCAGCCACGTCGTCACCGATCTTGGTGCGGTATACGAGACCGAAAGCCAGTCGGTCCTGCTGACCGATCTTGACACCCTTCGTCAGCGTGGCGGAACCGTCGCACTGCTCGAACTCGTCGGGGTAGGTGTAGGCCTCAATGGTGGCCTTCAGCTTCTCAGCCGAGAGCATCGAGAGGTACAGAATGTTGTCGGCGTAGAGGTCAGTAGCCTCAGCGCCCTCGGGCTTCTCAGAGATGGCGGTGATACCATTCCAAGCGACACCCTTGCCGTAGGTCTTCTGAGCAGGGTCGTACACATACAGTGCGCAGTGGTCGACACCAGTCTCAATACGGCGCTCACCAGTCTTGTCCCAGACAAGTGCAGCCATGTTAACTCCTAATAGTAGACGTCGAAGATGTCGTGATAGAGGTTGTCCGCTACGAGTCGAGACTCATGGCGGCTGAACAAAAGGTCCTCGATCTTCGTTCGTGTCGGGTCCTCGGGATGCCGGGCGATCAGAGTAACCTGGAACCGGTTCGCTTTGATATACTTGAGGTTGTCCGCGTACATCGGATCACCCGGATGCCGCTCGTATACGATACACGGATACGAGAGCTTAAGCGACGGGAGTGGCTGGTAATAGACCTTATCAGACCCGAGGATCTCTACCAGCTTCTCATGGAGAGCTAGCCGTCGGTCCATTATACACCCCCGTCAACTCGAGAACCAGACGGGAGAACTTCAGCTCCACATAGGAGATTTTCCAAAGTCCCCCCATCCAGCGAACGTACTTGAGATTCTGGATATTATCGGTCAAGAATCCGTCAGCGATAATGCTGATCTGGTTGCTGAGGTTGATACTCCCCAGAACCTCATCGCTGGCACCAAAGCGGCGTGCTTCACGAAACACATCGCCATAGTACTGCTTCTCGATTGGTTTGTCTTCCCAAATTCCCGGCTCGGTCTGGACCTGAGTTACAAATCCTATCTCGCCGAAGAATTTGGCCATCTATCACGGCTCCGCGACGACGTTACCAGCCTCGGTCTTCCGCTCAACGATGATGGCCGACTTCGGGTGAGTCAGCGCACCGGAGAGACGGGTCTCCAGCAGGTAGTGGTACTGGTTGAAGCTAATGTCGAAGTCCTCAGCCGCGAAGAGCTGACCACCCTTGTCCGCACCAATGGTGTAATCGGACATATTGACGATGATACCGAGGGCGTCAACGACACCATTCTTGGTAGAGGTGCGCTGCAGGCCCTTCATCAGCGGGACCTTGACGATCTTCGAGACACCGACGTAGTCGGCAAGCTCGGAGACGCTGCGGAACAGACGGTGACCCATCTTGTCCTTGAGCAGCAGGATCTCGGTGACCATGTGGGGCTCGGCGAACCAGGTGGGGTTACCAGCGCCGTCGTAGTCGTCCATGGCACGGACGATGGAGTCCAGGACGTCCTCGGTGGTAGTCTCCTTGGCCAGGACGACGCGAGGAGCGTAGAGGCTGTCCTCCTTGTAGATCGGGCGGATGCAGTCCTCCTTGATCTTGTCCTTGGAGGAGGCCTGACGGCCATCACCGATGAGGACGGCTCGACCGAGCTCCTCCTCAAGCATGATCTTCATCTCGCCGCGGATGTAAGAGACGACATCAAAGTCAGTGATGTCCAGAATGTCATCCCTATCCAACCTCTGCTTCTTATAGATGGTGGTAGGTGAGGTGACACGCTGCAGAAGTGTGAAGACCTCGTCTTCCTTCTTATTGCCCTTAATGTAACCCCGGGCACGGGCCTCGTCGGCAGTGATGTCGGCGAAGCGAGTACGAATGCGGGAGAAGGGCGAGTGCTTGGCCGCGCCAACGACGGAGTTAACCCAATCGGTCTTGCGCTTGATGAACTCCGGCTGGTTCCACAGATCCTTAGCCTCCGGGAAGAGAGTCTCGATCTGCTTGATGCCGTAAGCATCGGCGTGGGCCAGGATGGCCTGCTTCAGGGAGCCGCTGGAGCGAGCGTCCTCGAAGATGGTCTCGACCTGGGCGTGAGTCAGGACGGGGAGCTCCTCGGTGGTAGCGGAGCCCTCAAACACGTTCTTGTGAGCCATAGTATCCTCAGTTGTGTCGGAATGGGCGGTGTCCTCGGCCTCTTCGGTCTCAGACTCCTCCGCCTCTTCATCTACGGAATCGACGAGCTGCCCGACGATGGCGTAGACCGCCGTCTTCTGCTCCTCTGTCATCCCTTCGAAGATCTCCCCGAGTGTCGGGTCATCCTCGTCGCCCTCAGCCTCATCGGCATCCGGCTCCTCCTCAGCGTGCTCGACGTCATCCGTCTCCTCCGCGTCGAAGTCCTCATCCTCGTCCTCAAAGTCATCGCCGTGAGAAACGAAGTCCAGCTGCTCATCCGTGTAGATGACAGCCTCGATCTCATCGCCGTTGTCGCCATGCTCGATGGAAACCTGGTCGATGAGGGCACCCGGGTTGGCGCCGCGGAGCACCAGGCTCACCTCTACGAGCTCGCCGTGGACAACGTCATTGCCCCGAGCCCGAACGTGAGTAGCATAGATGCTCATCGCCTTGATGTCGCCGTTCTTGACCATCTCTCGAGCGGTCCGGCCACGATCGGTGTTGTTGAGGTGGGCGTAGGCGTAGACGCCATCCTCACGAACCTCAAGGTCGGCATGCCCGAGGACGTTCTCAACGTCTCCGTGCTTGTGCTGCCAGACCAGAGGTACAGTCTTCCCATCGTACGCCGCGAATGCCCCGTGTCGGATGACCTTGTTATCCGAGCACCGAACATCGTTCTTCGTGGCGTAGCCAGAGAAATCGCACTTAACTGCCATTTTGACTACTCTCCATCAGTTCGGAAATTGGTACCTCCGATGCAGGGACGTCGTCGACCGGCTCTTCGCCAGGCGGCTGTTCCTCGCCCATCGGATTGATGTTGGAGTTCACCAACTGGTTTGCCGTCTCGTCTTCAGATTGGGCCCAGCCGAACTTCGGACGAAGCTCATTGGCGGTACCAATCTCGTTGCGCTTGACGGAGTCGACCAGCTTGGACATCTCCTCCAGCGGGACGTTGAGGAACGGATCCTCGATCGCCATGATCCGCTGTCGCTGCGTTCGGGCAGTCTTGGTGAGGAAAGTCCTGGTGATGGCATCCGTGATCGCCTTCAGAACTGGACGAACCGTTCGGTTCTGGTAGTTCAGCATCTGTCGAGCATCAGCCTTACCGGTGAAGACATCCTCAGTCATGCCGAGCTGGTTGTACAGCTGAGTGGTGAGCCACTGAATCTGGCTCATGAGGTTGTTCTCGGAAGGTCGGTTCAGCTGAGTGATTCGCTCTGCACCATCGGTGTAAGCGATACCGTACTGCGACCCAGCGAGCTGTTCCTCAATGGCCTTTCGACGTGCCTCGGCCTGCTGCTTCTTCAGCTCAGTCTTAACGACGTACGGAAGCTGAATGATGATGTCCAGCTTACCGGATCCAGACTGCTTATCGATGGCATCCAACAAGTGGAGCTTCTGTGTCAGTCGCTGCAGCGTCGAGTTCGGAGCATTCATCACGCTGTACAGAGGATTCTGTACTACTGCAACAAACTCCTTCTCGAGAGTTAGCTGTTCTCGCTGTCCAGTCTGGTCGTTGTAGACCTCGACTCGAACATGACGAGGATACCAGTTCAGGATTGTGCCGACTCGCATAGACTTGATGTCATAGCCCTGAGTCAGATCTGGGCTGACATCTGTGTCTACTGGAACGATCGCTACAGCGCCCTCTTCGAAGAGCGTGAGTACCAAATCCTGGAAGAATCCCTGACCGGTCTGGTCAATGTTGGCGCTCAGAGACAGGCAGTCATCAAGGTAGCTACGGTAGTAGCTCTTGAGGTTGCCGTTATCGTCAGTCTTGACATGTCGAATAGGAACATTCGATACATCGATAGCAATCTGGTTATAGATGCTCGTGACGATTGTCTGGTCGCCGACGACAGGTCGGTAATTCAGATTTGGATTACCGAATGTCCACGAACCGTACTCCGGCGTGAAGTTCTTCTTGTCTTGGGATTTTGAAAACGCATTCCATGCGTGAGCTAGTCGATCACTAAGACCCATTTCACCTCCTCGCTCATTCGAATGCCTCCTTGTTGATCTTGTATGCCACGAAGGCATCCATCAGAGCAGCCACTGAGTCGATCTTCTCTTCCGAGCGTTTCTTCAGTAGCTTCCGGTTTCCGTTGGTATCCTCGAGAGTCACGCAGTTCCCCATAGTAAAGGACATGAGTTCCTGGTCGAAGATAAGAAGGCGCTCCGAGGCCAGCTTCTTCAGCTCCCCGAGGGGTACTGATTCTGTCCGGGCTCCCTGAATGACCTTCTCAATACCGTACGGTCCGTTCTCCTGTTCCCATCGAGTTACGAACTCCTTGGCATTGTACGGGTCGAACCCAAACGCCGAGACGTCGTACTTCTGTTCGTCGATGTAGAGGTCCAGATCTTCATAGACCTCCATCATGTCCAGGACGGTGCCCTCCATAACTCGGAGGCTTCCCTCTTGGATGAACTCATCATACTTCTGGCGTAGGGCGCCCGGCAACTTCATGAGCGTCAGCTCAGAGATATATGCCAACGTCTTTACGCCGAAAGCCTGATTCCTCAGTGGGAATAGGAAGGTGAATGCACAGAAGTCATCACCCTGGGACAAGTCGGCGCCCATAGCGCACTGCATGTTCCAGAATGTGTTCTTTCTGTGCGGGATCGTCTCCTCATATGTGAAGAAGTACGTGTATCCCTCCATGGGGATGCCGAACCTCTTGGCGAGGATGTCGTTTCGAGCAGCTGGAGCTTGTTCCATTCGCTCGACGTCCTGCTGGTACCGATCATAAGAGACAGTGATGCCGATGTTCGGCTGGGCTTTCACCCACATAGCAGGATCTGCTACTTCCTTGATGTCGTCAAGGCGGTAGTAGAAAATTGAGATGTGAGGGGCGATGTACTCGCCCTTCAGGATTTTGAGCAACTCCATCTTCATGGTGTCGCCCACCGCATTGCGGATGGTTCCTTCAGATGAGACGGCCAGAATGACCGGGTCATCAATCTTCGAGGCACCCTGTTCGAGCGCACCGACAACGTCCTCACGGATGTCTCCGGATAGCCACTCATCCACCGTACAAACCTTGGGGCGAAGACCCTGAAGCTTGTCGATGGACATGGGTCGAACCTCGAGTAGGGATCCGGTGAGGAAGTTCTCCACACCTTTCTTCGTAGCAACCAGCTTCTGGCGGTTAGCCCTCGCACCAGTTGTATTTTGAATGGATCCCTCAGTCAGGAACTTATACAGCGGACCTCGGGCACGGGTGATTGCGGTCCTGAATGGACCCATCACCTCTTCCGCCTGCTTCATGGTCGGAGCCGTAGCGATCTGATGTGTCGTTGTAGTATCAATCACCATGAAGTAATTCTGGATGAGTGACATATACATCGACTTCGCTGCTCCACGAGCAACGATCAGATACTGCTTGATTGTTAGGCGCTTCTTTACTGTTTTGGTCTCGTATCGACCGCCGACTCCATCCTCATACGGGACGAAGACCTGGCGATCCTCGAAGTAGTACCAGCCAAGGAGCTGTTCGGCCCAGAGCTTGAAGCTGTCGAGCAAGTGGAGGTCGGCTCCGTCGGACAGCGTGAGCTCATTCTCGCAGTAAGCGATGAAGCCCTCTACAGCCTTGTCGTCGTAGTAGTATTCCGGGTTTGCGATCAGAGCATCGATGCGATTCATCTCACATGAGATCTCTTCACATACCGGAATCTCTCCTCGGACGACTGCATCTCGAAACTGCCCGTAGTATTTTGGTACTGCGGTGTTTGAGAGCATTACTTAGCGGTGCTCCCTGGGTTGCGGGGATACCGCTTCTTCTTTGGCGAGGGCTTTGTCTGCTTGTATGACTTAGGCTTCTCGATCTGCTTCGGAGTCTTACTCTTTGGAAGAGCCGGACCATTGACCTTAGTAGGTCCGCCAGTCGACCGATACTCAGCCTTAGCCTCTTCTGCGACAACGGAGGCAGCCTCAGCGGCTTCCTTGGCCTTCTCTGCCGCCTTCTTAAGGGTCTCGGCCGTGGACTTACCAGTCTTGCCGGGATCGAAAGACTTATCAAAGGCGGTCTTCATAGCCTTGGTTGCTGCGTACGTTCCGGCCTTGGTCAGAGAGTTCTCGAGGATCGATCGAGTGACTTCGCGACCTCGAACCAGGTGGCGATCGGCCTTGAGCTCCCGATAGCGTTTCTCTTGCTCCAGCCGCTTAATTCGAGACTGGAGCTCGGTGTCGCTGATCTTCTTGTATCCGCGGTTTGCGAACTTCTTTCGAGCCTTGGCTTCTTTCTTAGCCTGGATCTTTCCGGCAACTCGAGCGTCATGTGTCTGCTTTGCCTTCTGAACCTTAGCTGCTCCGGTTCGGGCAGTCTTGATAGTCGTCTTGGTCGCGTTGGCGGTGAATCGCCCGCTCTTCTGGATAGCCTTGATGGTGGCCTTCCGACCAGCGCTAGCCTTCTTGCGGATGACGCCCCATTTCTGGCCCTTTACACCGTGGTGGACGAGGTCTTCTACCTCTGCTTCCCCTCGGTCTGATAGATCAGTCGCCATGCTGCCTCCTCGATCAGCTTCTGGTAAGCGGTGACCAAGAAGGAGTTCCCCGGTGGGTCGAAGAACAGCTTAACCTTCATGGCGATGTAAGACTTGATTGCAGCCTCGTCATCGATCTGGTCGAAGACGGTCCAGGCCGTATCTTTCTCAATCGGGACATCGCATTTTGGCCCCAATTGTGCGAGATCCATTCGTGCAGTGTTGATGTGCATGAGGATCTGGTCGTCGAAGACATCATATCCCGGCATAATGCCGATTGCCTTCTTAGTGTCTTCAAGAATGGTTCCCATTAGATCCTCCAGGGAGCTTGATCATTCGGTCGACGCTCAACAACTCGTGGTGTCAACCTCGATCGGTCTCCGAAGTGTATCGCGTTGTGGGTATTCTTGGTTGTAGTAATGAGAAACTCTGGCTCGAGGATGTCTGGATTGAATTCCTCGAGATCTCTGGGCTGAATCGGATTCATGTGGTGGATTAGCGGCATGTATCTGATGTCAAGTCCCTCGATCCCGAGGTCGCAGGCTTCATCTCGAGCCAGAACAAAGTTCCTGACCTTCTTCCACTCCGTTGAGGTGTAGAATCGCTGGTTCAGGTAACGATCGAAGCCAAACGTGGCTGTACCGACTTGCCCGGTGAGAGCCAGGTAGTCAAACCGCTCCTCAAAGGTCTCGAGGCGCGCCAGTTCAGTATACGTTCGTAACATCTCCCGCTCCAGAGTATGTACGGAAGGCTTCGATGGCTTCTTTGGCAATCTTCTCGGCTTGCTCAGCGCTGACGAGCGCCGTCTTCTTTGCCTCGAGGAGTGCTGTTTCATTCCTCAGCTTCTCTACCTCCAGCTGTTCTCTTGTGGAGGCGAGCTTGAGGTAGTGGTTCACCGTGGTTGCCGGTGCTGTACCCTCCCGAAGCTGCTTCTCAGCGAGCTCAAGCGCGAGATTGATCATCTGCGCCTCTCGTTGTTCCACAGTTCGAGCGGGTTTAGAGGGTGTTGCGGCCCTTTTACCCATAGTTGCTCCTTAGATAGAGGGCGTTTGGGGCCAATTGAGGGCTAGATTCTAGGGCCCGTTGTGAGCGAGACCAGCAGGAAGAAAGGAGCACACGAGAAACTTCCTGTGGGCCCTAGAACCTAGTCCCCAATTGGCTTTCCAAATATCCCTCCGGGGAAAATATGGAGGGGGCGGCGATGAGGGTGGGGGGCTCAAATGGCGAACCCCCCTCCCCCGGTGTCGATGAAGAAATTTTATTTTTCAATCATCGATTTCAAAAGTTTGATAGAAATTTGTTGTATCAAACTTGAGAATTCGATCAATTGCATTTTCAATTTCTTCAATTTCAAGTTCTTCACTTAACGAATCGCTTGATGTGCACAGCCTAGCCACCAGGCCACAGGTGCCGTAGCCGTGGGCGGTGTCATAAGCAAACCATTCGTCCCATGAAGTTCTTGGATCGTAAGGATTGTCCACTGTGGACAGCATCCTAGCCATAGTAGACCTCCTCAGAGAGGCCCTGTGAGAGGGTGTGTACCATGGTGTGGTCAGCCCTCCTCTAGAGCACGGTGTACAGAAGTTGTTGAGATTCCCAAAGCTTCAGCAATCTCAGCAGCAGTCTTACCTCTACTACTCATAGCCTTGGCTCTGGACACCATGCTAGACGATACCTTAGGCTGGGACCTAGGTGTAGCCAGTTCCCTCACTACTGATTCATCAGCAAGTTCAAGAACCTTGTTGAGAGCAGCCTGTGATACAGCACCTTCCTGGATAGCCTGCCACTCTCGAGGAGTGATAGCGAAAGGCTTCTTACCAGCCCCCGTTCTTTGACGGGCCTCGGCTAAAGCCTGGCGCCGGGCTTTCTGGAGACGCTCTTTATCATTGGCAAGAGTTGGATCAGCTTGCTTCTTCGCCCTAATGACCGCGTCAGCCAGGACCTGTGCCTGGCGTTCACGGGGTTTATTCCGGAGGGCCTCGTTTACTTTGGCCTTGAGGGACTTAACTTCAGGGGCATAGGTCTTTGCAGCCTGGGGGTTCTTTCGAACAGAGGGGATAGCAAGCGTAGCCTTACGGGCTTCGTTAGCCATAGCCTTCAGTTCGTTAGAGTGATTAGCATAGACCGTTTCGATAGCACTCCCGTTCTTTGAAACAAGGGAGTATGCATCATGGGTCTCGGCCAACTTAGTAGACTTCTCAGTGCGAAGCACGGTCTTACCATACTTGTCCACATAAGTAGCCCCAGTCTCTTCATAGACCTTGCGTCCGGTCTTCTTGTCAATGGGCCCACCTTTTGAAGCGGACCGGGCTTTTCTCTCAGGGATCCGTTTCTCAGATGAGGCACGGCTGATGAGAGTGGAAGCCCCAGCATTTGCCTTACCCTGGTACTTCTTCTTAAGGGCGGCAATACCGTTGTCAATCTCAGACTGCTTGTAGTTGAGCTTGTGCTTTTCAGCATCGATCACAACCATGGAGTGCCTAACGGCCCGGGCAATCTCAGCCTGGTTTGCACCACCGATTGTCATATCAGTGATCAGGTTTGAGACCTCACCCATCTTCATCTGCTTCTGCTTAGAAGTCATGGGCGTCATTCCGGGGTAGGCAGGATACATAACCTTGGGATCGAAATCCTTCAGGCCCTTCAGAGCAGGAGAGGTCTTCACCTTTCCGCTGTTGTTCGGAATACAGAGAACAGAGTCTCCATCGAAGTCTGCACCAGACAGACGCTCAGCCACCTTGGGGTGGATTCCGATTGCATCCTTAACCTTAGTCCCTATTGCTTTTCTGGCATGGGGGTTTTTGTTGTTGACTGTCAGCTCAGGAATCTCGAATCGTCCACCGTGAGGGTGGCGAACAAGAACAACCTTCTCACCATGTTTGAAGTTGGGGGCGTAAACCTCCGTAGTCTTCATCTTGGGAACGGGAAGGATTACCTGACTGGCCTGCCGAGGTAGAGCTGCCGCCTTAAGATCAACGGCATCGGAGTCAACAGAGTCGGCAAACGACTGAAGCAGCTTCTTCTTGACCGAGGGGTTCGTAAGAGCCATAATCTCTTCGAACTCTGCCCGGCGCTTGTCTCGTACCTTCTGAAGCTGCTGCTTAGCAAGAGAGACGGGCTGCTTCGAAAGGAACTGGGAGCTCAAGGTCTTAGACCAATCACCCCAAGTACCTTCGTCGTTAACGATATTCATCGCAGAGAGCTTCTTCCGACCATTCGAGTCGGTGTAGTGAAGCTGCTTGCGGATTACTGAACCGAATGGGTTCGCCGGGTCACCTGTCTGCTTCTTGAGGGCGTCCAGTTTATTCCCAGTGGGGTTCTTGTTGGTGTTGAACCGGAGATCATATCCCTTGGGGATGTCATCCGAGTACATCGCCATACCCTTGAGGTAATGCGTGCCGTCAACACTGATTCGAACCTGAGCATAGTTGGAAGAACCGAGGGAGAGGTCTTTGACTCCACGTCGAACCTCAATGACACCGTCCATATCGGTACCACCCTCGTTTCCATAGCGAACCTTCAGTCGCTTGCTAGAAACTGCAGTGGGCTTCTCGATACCGTATACCGTATGACCCCGGTCTTCAATATTGACCCCGGGGGCCTTAATTTCGCCCCGCTTGGCCAGAACTGTCTTGTAGTCCATGCCCGGAGGCACCAGGACCTTCATTTCGGTGAACTTACCAGTCGTCTGTTGCTGGACCTTCACCTTGTGGACGTGATAGCCCTCAGCCTCGAGCATAGCGGTTGCGGTCTTCATCTTGGTGCTCGTAACACCCATGTTGACCTCAACGCCGAGTCCGACGTCAAGAAGACCATCCTTACCGACCTGCTTCTTGAGCTCCTTGGCCAGAGCTTCAGTACTCCCCGCCCTTTCTTTGAGGGTGGGGTCTAAAAGCGCTCGAACGGAGGACTCGTTGATGCCCATACGGCGACCAATGGCCGTGTTAGACATCCCCTTCTCCTTGAGCCGGGCCACCATTGCAACGTCAGCCTTACGCTTCTCGTTCTTAGCAATGGACTTCTGGGCTCGAAGCTGGGTGGTGGTCATTCCAAGACCCTTGGCGATCTCAGTCTCGGAAAGACCCTTCGCCTTGAGGTCCTTGATGGTGGAAAGCAGGTCACCAGAATGCTGGTGCGGGTCCTGACCAGAACCCCAAGGATAGCGCCCGGAACGGCGCTTAACACCATAGTGGGCGAGATCCATTAGGCCTCCTCTTCCTTGATCTTCTCAATCAGCTTATCAAACTGGATGATGGTGTCCATGATTCGGGCAATGTCCTCGCCCTCAGGGTTTGCTACCTGAATATCATCATTCTGGTAGATACGGAGCTCATAGTTAATGGCTCCAGGACGCTCATCATACTCGAGGCAGAAGAGCGCGGCGTAGATCATGAGTTGATCAACCTTAGCCGGGTGAACGCCGGTCTTCAGATCGTGGATGCGAAGCAGGCCCTTGTCAAAGGAGATAGCGTCAGCAGTGCCAAAGCAGTTGATCGAGTAAAACAGGACTTGCTCTGGCTCCATCCGAAACCCAATAGCATCGTTAACATAGTTGTTGAATGTCACCTTGTTTCGAGGCATACGCATCTTCAACCGAATGTGCTCAGCGGCGAGCTCGTGAAGACGGGTGCCCTTTGCAGCAGCCTGGGCGGTTCGGAAGGTCTCGATCAGTTTGTCGGGAGAGTAGTTAAGCCAGTGATACTTACTGGCGGAAAGGAATGCGTGGGCCCCACTAAGCTGTGAGTGATTGTTGAACTTCACTGAGGATCTCGCTCTCGTTCTCAGGGTAGATGAATGCGGCATACGACATCGCATGCATGGTCCGAACGTAGTGTGCTTGGTTTGGACGGACTGAGGCAATGGCGCCTCGCTTCACCTCAAGGGCTGCCCAACGATTCCTGTAAAGAAGAATCAGATCAGGGATACCTTGAATGTAGTTGGGATCATTTTTTAGAATGATGATCCCGGGCAGCATCTTGTTCAGCTTCTTGATGAGCTGTGCTTGGAATTGTGACTCACGCATGGTGTGCTCCTCCGGGTAAGCCTATAAGAAGGGATAGGCTTGTTTCTATCCTTCTTATCATTATATGCGTAGATTACGACGAGGGGTGTCACACGTATTGTAGTGGAAGGGATACCCTTGGATGAGGGTGGACAAAAAAAAGCCCTATACTTATATATATATTAAAAAATCAATCAATCAATCAATATATATATTTTACTAAAAATGGCCACTTTGCGACCTTTCGTTGCAATTCCAAGGAAAAGTCCACAATACGTGTGACACCTAAGTGTCCACTTTTTTGTCCACAATACGTGTGATGAGTAACATCTGTCACCTCTGTAACATACAAAAATGGCCAGTGGGACGGAAAAATGGCCACCAAATACAAAGTGACCACTCTCCCGACCCACCGTCACACGTATTCTAACCGACGAATGCCCTCTCGTTGAACACCTTCTTCGAGCTCAGCGACCGCCGAACCGCCTTGTCGATCGACGAATCCGACTCAAGAAAGTAGTACTTCAACCGAGAATATGGTGTGTTCAATCGGTCGATCCGACCCTCACACTGCTCAGTCACTCGCCAGGAATAGTTGAGGGACCAGAAGAGAACCGTATCGGTACTAGTACAGTTCCATCCCTCTGCTGCCGAGGTGTACTGACAGATATAGACCCATCGAGGTTCTGCTGGTATAGCATCGTGCCGATGTCCATTCCATTGCGCCGTAGGCAGTCCAAGGCTCTCTGCAACTGCAAGGATTCGATCGAGCTCATAGTTGTAATTGTAGAATACGATAACCCTCTCATTGCTTGAGAGTATACGCTTGGCTTGCTCTGAACGCCAGTCATTATCACTGACCACCTTTCTCAAGATTCTGCAGACCCCACCTGCGTCTCTAAGGGGTTCCTCTGTCCAGGGATCCATCCTGTTCTTCACGACCCACTTATACAAGTCACGGTCGTAGTCGCAGTAGACAGTCTCCCTCTCACGAGTAGTATGTCGCTCCACCGGCATCTCCACAAGGATACTCCGACGAAGTCGCTGCAGCTTCGCCTCCCCTATGTATCGTTTGACCTTGGGGTATTTTGCGAAGCGGTCAAATATGACATGATCCTCCATGAACTCCGTACGAGTCCTGAAGAATCCGTGAGCCATGAATACTGGGAGGTAGTCCATCCAGACATCTCCAGGCGTAGCTGAGAGCAGAAGCCAGGTGTTCTTCTTCGTTATCTTGAGGAACTCCTTTACCCAGCGTCCACTGCCGGAAGCACGCTGTTCATCAAAAAAGAATACCGCGTGTTCTCGATCCGAGTACTTCCCGATGTTGTTCCACGAGTCCACCACAATGGATGAACCTGTAAAACTACATGCGGGATCTGTACTCAGACCGAGACGCGCAGCTTCTTCCTCCCACTCAAGGGAGTCCCGCTTCTTAGCGGTTGTGATGACATACAGCGTAGGGGAGCCCTCGACCTTCTTCTTAGCCAAGGACCCCCCTTTCTTGAACGAGGCGGCGTTACAAACCGACGTGAGGTACCACGCCAGGCTTGTCAGGGTCTTCCCCGAACCAACGCCACCTGCCAAGATACTGCCGTTCTGCAGTTGACGCACCGCCTGGATCTGCTCAGGTCGGTACACAACTGTCATCTAATCCTCCTATCCGAAGATCCACTCGTCAAACTCAGACTTCACCTGCAGGAATCCCGAGCGACCCTCCTCATACTCCTCCTTGCGGAACTCGGAGTTGGACTTGAGGTAGAGGTTCGACACAGCCAGGTTCCGTCGGTTTCCGTCCTTGTACTGAACCCAGTATCCATCCGGGATCTTGTCGACGAACAGACTCCACACGAGCACTGCTGCAGAGTAGACCTTGCGCTCCCTACCATGAGCACTGGGCTTCTCCATGCGATACATGTAGCACCCGTCCTTATACCGGGGTGTGAGGAAACGACCGGTGTTCTTGTTCCGAACCCGCCCAAGATCCGATACCTCGTACTTGTCGTTGAGGTTGGGGATCGTCTTCCAGTTCTCAGTCGCCAAAGCGAACCTTTCTATCCGCTTCCGACTCAGTACATGAGCCGAAGATGTAGTCGTCGAACTCAGACCGGGTCTCTTCAAAGAGCTCATCCATCCGAGCATTGTAGTCGTCATACCAGGCCTGCCGGTACGCCGAGTACGAAACGAGATCCAGATTCTCGAGACGGGCGTTAGCCATATCACCATTCAGGTGGATAATGTAGTGCCCCCTCCCGGGCTCTCCGTTGAACGCACGCCAGATAACAATCCCACAGCGAACCATGGTCTGCTTACCTGAGTCATCGCGATACAAGGAGAACCCGGGAGCCCCGTCTGAGCACTTCTGGATCCGAAGAACTCGCCCACTCGAGATATTACGCACCCGACCGAGATCAGATGCCTCATACCTTGAGAATGGGTGGGGTAAACTTCGCCAGCGCTCAGTCAATGTGCATAGCCTTGATGTGGTCCAGGAGATACTTCTGCTCACCCGTCTCCGAGTCCGTTACGATACGGAGCTTGATAGCCGGGCGGTTGTAGTAGTACCGCTTGTTCTTCTCCTCATCCTGGAAGACGAAGAAGAGAACCCCCTTTGCGATCTCCTGAACCCGGATCAGCTTCATAGGTACACCCGAGACAGTCACATCCAGGATAGCATCGGCTCGGAGAGTCTGCTTGATCTCCTCAAGGTCCTTGATCTCCTGAGTCGGGTCGTCAAGAGACCAGGAACCCGAGATGGGATTGTAGATGAACTTCTGAGTCAGAGGCATGCGAATCTCCTTCATGAAGTCGCTGTCCTGACGCTTGAGATAGAGCCCCCAGAATGAGCCATCTGCATCCACGTCTAGCTTCAGCCCCATCACGTGCCAGAACTTACCGTCGTGGTTGACGATAACCGGGTGCAGCTTCTGGAATGTCTGGTCGAGCCAGAGCTGGTCGAACTGCTCGAGGTTGAGGCGCTTGGTGCTTCCCATGTGAATTGCCTTCCATGCTTTCTGGGGTCGGTACTGGATGAACTCGTACTCCTCAATGTTCTTGAGGAGGATACTCTCTTGAGGGTACGTATTGATGGTAAACAGAACCGCGCTTTCGGTATCTACCTCATATAGTCGCTGGTACTCGAGGATGCGTACCTCTCCCTCGGACGCCTTGAACTCCACATACATAGCATTTCCGGATGCGCATGTGTCATGAATATGTGCTAGGAAGTCCTTCCCCTTGATAATCCGAGGGGTCTTGTACCATCCACCGTCAGTGAGTTCCATCACGTCCTCCTCAGAAATAACGGATCGTGTCGGCGGCCCACTCGACATTCTCGAGGACCCAGTCATAAGACTGGTGCCCCTTCTCATTTGTCATAGTGTGGCGAGTGAACTTAGACTTCTGGTCGTCTGACATGCGGAAGGTGTACCAGTGTCCGGTCTCTCGCTCAGCAGTGATCCACAGATCAGTAGAGCCGGGAACCCGCATGAACGACTTCACGTGGTACTGTCGGGCCTCGTAGAAGAAAGGAGCAGGCCTACCCTCACGAGCAGCCCAGTAGTCGTAGTACTCCTTGGCGCTGTAGGTCTTCTGCTCCTCAGCAAGGAAGAGAACCGACCCGTTACTCATCAGGTCGCCGTTCTTAATCCGCATCTTGGTGATGAGACCCTCAGCATTGGTCATGTACATGATCCACTGGTCATCACATGTGGGCTTGAACTCAGTGACGAAGAGGTCCTTGTTTCGGTAGATGAACGTAGGAAGCATGACCCCGTCCGTCTCCTTGAGCTTAGCAAGATACTGCATACGAAGCTCGTAGATGTCAACGGGGCCCTCGTCAACCTTGATAAGAGTAATCATTTGGTGCTCCTTTTAATGCGTCGTGGGATGTCGTACTCGTCGAGAATATAGTCCATGAATGCGAAGAGATCCTTCTCGATCTCATCCGCGAGCTCTCGGTTGCGAACCTGAGAGACGTCAACGATGAAACGGTAACTGTTGTTCGCAGTCCGCTTCTCAAGGTGAACGGAACACCGTGGCGTACGACGACGCTCCGGGTTCTTGATGTAGTCGAGCACAATCTCTCGACCAGGCTTAAGATCCGGGTTTGGATACAGAGTCTCTCGAGGTTCCTTACCCTCAGCTCGATCTCGCTTACGAGCTTCAGAGAGGGCCTTCTTCTCGAACTCCTCTGATTCCTTGACCGCCCTCATGATGTCGTCAGCGGTGACGATGAGCCGGCTAGCCACGTGTGTCCTTTCTAGAGTGGGTGGACCCCCGGGCCCTTTTACAGACCCGGGGGTATAAAATCAGCCGCGCCGCATCTCCCTGATGAAGATCCAGATGAGCCAGAATCCTCCGGTCACAGAGACCATGAAGACGTCGAACAGGAAGTTGAAGAAACCGTAGCGTCGCATCAGGCAGCCACCTCCTCATCATACTTGGCGTCGAGCGGGTCCTCGGCGATGGTGACATACATGGTACCCAAATATGCCTTCACGCCAGAGTTCCCATTGACCTCCCAGACATAGGGGTTAATAGTGAGGTCCACATTCAGGATCTCGACGTAGTCCAGACTGTCGACAGTCTGCTCGGTGATGAACACCTTTCGCCTAGTCAGGTTCGGGATACAGACGATCTTCGGAGGACGAGCCCGGTAGGACACCTCCACCTTGAGATAGTGGGTGAGGGCATCCGGGTCAGTTCGAGACTCCCGGGACTTCAGGTTCCACCCGTCTCGCTCGAGGGCCTCAACCATGTCCTCAGGGATCTCAACGCAGAAGGTACGCTTAGTACCCCCGGCGTAAGGACCCTCAGCGGAGAAGTCCTTGAAGAAGATGCGGGCGTTCTCGATAGTGATGTTGCCAAGTCGTGCCATTGTGTGCTCCTTAGAAGTCGGCGTGAATACGGAAGTCGGTGTGAACTCGAGTGGTATCCCAGGATCCAATCTCCAGTACCTTACGGATGAACCCGGTGAGGTTCTTGCGCTGTCGGCACTTGAAGAGAATCGTCTTGATGCCGTTGGGGTAGGAGATCTCCCCGAAGACGCAATGCGGCTGGCGGTAGAAGCTGACCTCCACATCGTTCTCGAGGTCGAACTGCATCACACCCATGAGCGCGCTGGAGAAGGCAGGGGTGACCTTGGACCGCTTGTCGATAAAGGGCTCCAGGTCCAGCCCCTCGAACTCACCCGCCTCCTCTCGAAGCTGGCCGTCGGGGGTGAAGAAATCGATGACACTCTTACTGTTCTGACTCATGCGATCCACTCGTCCTTAAGGTCGATCTTGTCGTGCATGACCTGCCTGAGGAACTCACAGGCGATCTGGTACTCACGGTTGTTGTAAATATAGATGGGCTTGATGGTGATGTCCTCGTCATGGAGGAACGCCCGCATCACGATGATCCTATGAATGGGATCATAGGTAACGATGAAGCTGTCCCCATTCTTGAGCTGGTACTCAATGATGTCGGGGGCGTTACAGATGACGAGAATATCGTCAATGTCATTCTTCTCCCGATACTCCACACCTCGACGGAATGCCTCGAAGCAGTCCTTGAGCTCGATGAACTCTGTATCGATCCGAAGATGGGTATCGTGGGCGACAATCTTTCCTGGCATGTGTGCTCCTTTCAGAAAAGCCTATACCCCAAGTTAATGGGGTATAAGCGAGATCAGTCTTCGATCTCGACGTGGTCTCGAGCTTCCTGTACGGCCTTGACGGTCGCATCGAACTGCAGCTCCACTTCGCGGGCAACGATTGCACTAGCAGCAACACCAGTGCCCACGGATCCGAACCAAAGCAGAATCTTAGCGATTCCATTTGCGTTCGAAACCAGGGGCTTGGTGAGCTTGCTGGCAATCATACCAGCTCCAATAGAGGTGAGTCCGGAGATGATAATCTTGGCAACGGGCAGCATGAGTATTCCTTTCGAGTAGAGGGGTCTCATATTACCCTTAGTTTCTGACGCGGACCCCCGGGCCCTTTTACAGACCCGGGGGATTCTACACATCAGGTGTAGTTATGACGGAAGCATCCAGCATCCTGCACAAACATCCAGTGCCGCTGCCAGAAAGGCCCGCGGACAAGAACCCAGCGCCAGCATCCCATATTATGTCACCTCCTTCGTGACTAGATCTTCGTCAGACCATGTCAGGTGTAGTTGTACCGGAAGCAGTTAGCATCCTGCACGTGGATCCGAGTCCAGCCATGCCAGCGAGACCACGTCCACATCCAACGTCCACACATATCACTTCACCTCCTCATAGTAAAGCCGAGAAATGGTCTTCCTGCTCGAGCCAGGCATAAAGACCAGCTCGTTCATCCCGTCGTGGGTGAACATATACGCAGTCCAGTGTACCCAGTTGAAACACAGAATCTTCCCATCCCGAGGACAGGCGATTCGACAGCACCCCAGATAATCCTTGAGGATACGGGCATTCCAATACTTATTGACTCGCCCGTCCTGAGAATATACAGTCACCGTGAAGTGCTTGACGTTTACCCCATAGATGATCGGATCGTCAAGAACCGGGTCTCGATCCTTCTCGATCGAGTGCTCTTTGTACGGACCCCACTGGTTATTGTACTCAGCCATCATTGTCTCCGTTCCAGATATACGGCTCAAGCTCCAAGGGTGAAGGCCTCGAAGTCGCCGAATTCTCCAACCGCAACCTTTGCATCGTCAGCAAGACCCTCGAAGTAACTCCAGTCGACCCACTCCTTCCAGTCGTCTGCGTGGGCTTCCTTGAATGATTCGAACTGTACCCACCTGTGACCGGTACTGCCTGATGCGGCATGGTAGTTACCATCTTTCTCGCGGAGAAGGATCCCGCCTCCACGGTTCACGGGGACGAAGGCGCCGGTCTTACCGACGAACTCCATCTCTGGCTTATCTTCTGTGCCGTTGTTGAGATACAGAGCGGTGGTAACGCTCTTGGTCTCCGCCACGTCTCGAATATCCAGCTCCTCCTTCGAGAAGAGCTCCTTGAAGACGTAGGGGTGCTGGAACTGGGCACCAGTGGCACTCCAGTGTCCGTCCTCGTAGTCGACATATACGGCCTTGTTCACGAGACACATACGGTCGTAAGTAGCCTCGTGCTCGAAGGTGTAGCCGTACTTCTTGCCGAACTCCATGACCTTCTCGATAATCTCGGGAGTAGCCCTCGGGATCTTGATCGAGTCGGTCTTGATGTGCGCAACGTCGAAGCCCTGCTCCTGTACGAAGTGCTTCAGATCCACCATAAACAGAGCGCCACGCTTTGCGACGATGTTGTCCACATTTCGGGGGTCCTTGAAGGCGTTGGGGAACTTTGCCGCAGTGAGACCGTACACCGAGTTGATGACGATCTTGAGAGCGAAGGCCAATGCTTCGTAATCAACCCCTTCATCAAGGAACGGCTTAAGGGCTCCGTCCAGAAGAGACCCAGCTAGCTTGTCGTCGTGGTGCTTGATTGCTACTCGGGCTTGCTTGATCTCACTGAAACGCTGAGTGTATCGGTCTCCGAAGAGGTTGAGACACTCGATTGAAGTGGGATGCATGCTCGCAACGTCGAGAAGTGCGACGTCGACGTAGATTCCTGGCTCGGAGTAGACGTATCCACCCTCACCGACCTCCTCCCCACGATAGGTAGACTTGCCGAAAGCGTACTGATAGCCAGGGAATTGCTCACTGAGATCGGTGTAAACGAACTCACTCTGTGGATTCCTGTTCTTTCCGAAGATGATGAACTGACTGTGCTTGTTTGTCGTGTCGTTAGGAGTCAGACCAGACAACTCGGCAAGCATAAGGCGGGCCTGCCAGTCCGCATGGAGGTGATCGAATACCGCCTCGGTGGCGATAACATCATTGTCACAGTAAGCTGCAACTTCCTCCCAACGATCCTCAGGAACGTTCTCGTCCCAAGGAATACCAAGCTCCTGGTGGTGCAGACCAAGCTCGATCTCCCACTTCTTAAGAGACATCTTGGTGGCTGCGAAGTCGTACACATCAGTGTAAGACAGGTTATATGCCTCGACGAACCCAGCAGTGACACTGTTCTCAATGATCCTCTTACTCAAGTCGTACAGCTTGGCGTTGGTGAATCCCAGCGTACGAGCGTAGAGAATATGGTTGTCGTACTTACGGCAGTTGAAGCCGACAAGCCGCATCTCACAGAGGGCCTCGATCTCTTCGGGGGTGGGGTTAATCATCCGATGTACCGTCGGATTACCCTTCACCTTCCAGTTCACGAGGAACAGGTTCGGGAATACCTCACAGTCGAAGAAGACCAGCTCACCAGTCGGGAATCCCACGGTCTTCTCCTCGGGATCCTCGTTGGTAAACGGCATCTCCATGACAGCCTTGATAGCCGCCTCGGACTGGTGAGTCGAGTTCATTGCAAACGCCAGAACCCGAGGTTTCATGTCCTTGACGTCATACACCATCCCCTGTTCCTTGGCGTCACGGAGGATCTTTGCGATGAAGTCGATCGAGGGCTTAGTTGAGGGATGGATCTCCTTCCGAAGGTTGCGCTCAATAAGCTCCCTGACCTTCTTCTCGTTGGCCATGGTGGTCTTGTTGATCACTTTCTTCTCCTTAAACGGCAGCCCCTCCGAAATATGAGCCACCGGGATGTTGTTACAGTGGGTGACCTTTCTCCTCAGAGAGGAATCACCTGTGAAGACTTTGATCTCAATGTCTTCGTCGTAGAGCCTCGCCAGTTCGGAAGGGTCTCCGTCGTAGATGTAGTGGAGGTGAACTCCATTGCCACCTTGACTGGTCTCGGCGTAGGTAGGGGGCCATTCCGAGGCAGCCTGAAGGTTTCGATTAAGGTCCTTCCGACCGTCCTGCTTGATATCAAAGTCGATGACGATGTGGTTCTCGGGGACTTTGACGTAGTGGATCTCATGAGTATCTATCTCACGAAGAGTGGTTCGAACGTTTGCCCATCGGAACTGCGGAGTCCCATGGTCTCCGGCTCTCTGGGCTGGACAGTCCGCCAGAACGTCGTCGAGAAGGGACTCGGAGTAGTCGAGGGCCAGTGAATATGGCTCCTCTGGAGAAGCCTCGAGTTCGGCAGGATCCAGTAAGTAATCTCTGAAGCCGGAATAGACGCTGCGTAGTCTATTGCCGTCATGCTGTACACGTGAATGAAACTCGTCAAAGTAATCTTTGAGTTCTTCACGGAAGATGTATCGGCTCTTCGGGTACGGGATATTACCTTCACTGCAGTACTCCTTATACAGCTTATATGCCATCGTGAGACTGATGTACTTCTCTTCCTTGAAGAGGAGATAGTTCTCCTCGACAAAGTTGTAGAGCACATTGGTCTTCATCATCATGTCCTGGGGCTTATAAGCATCGTAGTAGTGCTTTCCAAGACTCCTATAAACCCCGAGACAGTGATTCGCAATCTTCCCAAGCTCGTCACGGATCTGAGTCATCAGAGTCTGATACTCGTCAGCCCCCACAGTTTGTCCGGTGGGGGAGATATCAATCAGTCGACGAATAATACCAGACTTCGAGTCAGTGATCTTTACGGGCTTGTTTGTACCGATGAAGAGGAGGGCGTTGATTCGCTTAGGATAGCGCTTTACACCCTTCTCATTGATCAGGATCGTCTCGTGGGCCACCACGCTGTTAAGAAGACCATTAGTCTCGATACGAGAGAGGTCTCCATCCTGGTCGATGGCCACGAGCGAACTCTTGCCGAGAGTACTGGTTGCAAACTGATCTGACTTGGATCCAAGAGATCCTGCATCGAATGTAGTTGTATATCCTTGGAATAGAAGCTCCAGAATATTGAGGATCGTTGACTTTCCCGATCCCGGGGGACCATATAGGACGGCAAACTTCTGAATCCTCTTAGAGTCGCCAGCCACGATGGAGCCGATGAGCCACTCAAGCTTTCGTCGAGCATCCTCATCATATAGAGTTCCAACGAGAGATCCCCAAGCGACCGGCTCGCCCTCCTCGAGAGAGTATGGCAGCCTTGCAGTGGCATAGTCTTCCTTTCTAGGAGTACTGTCTGCAAATATGAGCTTGCTGTTAAGTTCCTGCCCGTTGTCGGGGAGCCTAGACTTCCAAGTCTGGAAGCTGGTCCATAGTCCAGTGTTGTAGTTGGACATAGTTTTCACAACGGTCTCGATCTGACCCTTGTGGTTCTTCTGGTGCTCGAAGAGGGACCGGTCTACAAACGTAGCGACGTCAAACTCGTCTGTAGACCAGAGCCCCTTCTCCTCATCCCAGATGGCCTGGAAGTCTCGCCCCTGAATGAGAATATCCCTCGATCTTCCGACGAGGAACTCAGGGTAGATTTCCACCTTTCCACTCTTTGTGGTACGCTCGCAGATTCGGTAGAAATCCATGAGTCTCCTTTACATATAGTTCTCGTTTGCGTAGGCGTTCATCTGGGCCCAGAGCTCAGCCTTCCGCATGTCACGTGCGCCATGAAGCGGGATCGCACGAAGAGGGAACATGGATCCGTGTCCCATCTTGGTGTAATCCCGCGAGTTGATCCGCTCAAGGATGGAGTCGACTTCCTCCTCGTGGCGGGGGTTGAACAGGGCCTCATCGTTGTAGTCGTAGAGACCGCAGTTCTTCACCATCTCCCAGAAGTACCATTCTAGAGAATATGGTGTATCGTCATCCTCGAGCATCATGTCCATACGCTCGGCCAAAGCGATGAACATCTCGAGCATGGAGCAAGACTGCTCGTTAAGCCAGACGTAGGACACATCCGGGTTCTCCCGAGTGAATGCCCTACGAAGGTCAATACCATCCTGTGCACGGTTGATGTCGTTCTGGATCGTCACCCGGAACGGCGTCTGGTGCATGATCTCGAGTAGACTCAAATATGACTCCTCGGGGCACTCGGCCATGCGAGTATCCCCGGTTCGATCCACAAGCCACTCGAAATATGAGTTATCCGGTGCTGCCTCGATCACTGTTAGTCCTCGTAATACTCAACCCCGAGAACTGAGTGCTCGTACGAGTCGTCGAGAAGAGTGATCTCGAAGTCCGCGTGGCGGCTCATGCTTCGGACGTAGATGATGGAATCGGAGGCAGACACACCGCTGATGATGTTGTCGAACCAGGACGTGTCCTGCATAGGAACGCCCCGGTTATCAGCGAATACGTCGTCCTCCATATAGTACGTGAGCTCGACATGCTCCTGATGACCCTTAGCCCGATACTCCTCTTCGGTGATCTGGTAGGCCTCGAAGTGCTGTCGATCCATCGTACGCTTGGTTACTTCCTCCTGGTCGGAATCTTCCACAGGAGTCGGAGAGTAGTCCACAACAGCGCTCGGTACCACCGGCTCAGGATCGGGTTCGCGATCCTCTGAATCAGGGCCATCTCCCACTCGCTCTTTGTGCTTCGCTTCAGCAATTTCTGCAAGCTCCTTGTTGATCTCGATTGTGGCTTCCTGGAAGTCCTGCTCGAACTTGCGAGCAAGAACGAAATATACGCCAAGGCCGCCTGTGACAGCTCCGGCTGCGAAATATGCGATCTTGTCAAGCATGGTCACCTCAGATCTTGTCGTACATCACGCCGTCGACATTGAAGTCCAGCGCCCACTTGGTGACAGTACGACCGTTCTTGTCCTCACCCTCGAAGGTGCCCTCGAAGATGTTGAAGTCGACAAAGTTGTCTCCGTTGCCCTTGACCCAGCCAGTCACAGCACCAGCGGGAGTGTGGGGGAACCCGAGCATCTTGTATACCTCGTTGAGGAAGATGTGTCCGCGAGTCTGAAGAATATCATTGGCGTACTGCTGCTGACACTTGAGGTGCAGCATAGCCAGGTCCTCATCAGCAGACCAGTTGACGTTGGTGTCGTCGAAGATAACGCCGTAGGGAGAGACTCCGTCGACAGCAGAGATCGCCTCGAGAGTCATCTCGTCCTTGGTGAGGTCCTCATCAGCGACAGACACGATAGCATCCAGCACCGCGTCCTTGCCGAACTTGGACTCGACCTTCTTCTTGTAGGTCTTGAATGCCTGGTCAACAGCAGCATAAGCGGCAGCCAGAGAGGCGTTCCGCTTGAGCATGATACCGTGACCGGTGATCAGCGAGGCGATTGAGGCGGCACCGAGAATAAGTGCGGGGGCATAAAGCTTCGCCAGCTTGGTGGTCATTCGGGTGTAGAGGATAACCTTGTCCCGAGTGGCGTCCTTGTCGGTGAGCTTACCGTCCTCGTGGGCCTCGTGGACCTTGACGAGAAGGGCGGTCTCCTCAGCTAGAGTCTCCTCAACCTTGAGAGTAGCCTTGGAGGCGAGAACGGTGGTCCCGATGAAGCCGACAGTACCGGCTGCAGTCAGGATGGTGGGGGCATGCTTGCTGAGAACCAGTCCAGCGCGTCCGGCGAGACGGGTAACAATTCCGAGATTCATTTGATACGTCCTGCTTCCTTGAGTCGAAGATAGATTGCGATTGCCTGGTCGTCTTCCATGCGTTCAACACGGCGACGCCACTTGTCTGAGAATGGGTAGGCGGCGATAAGCTCAAGCCGCACTTGGTTAGGATTCATCGTGCATTGATGTGGTCAGGTTTCGGGAGCTGAAGCATGTAGCCTCGGCGAGATCTAATTACCGACATGTACCGGGCCGAAGTCCAGCCCCAGTTCTCGTCAGTGTATTCGGTAGTGATACCGCAGAGATCGTAGAGATCGGCGACGGTGGCAAGACCGTACTCCTCGATGATGTCTCCGAGTCGGTCGATAACGAGATAAGCTTCATCTCGGGATTCGAGCTCGATTTCTGAGAAATCATGGTATCGACGTGTACGAGGAGAAGCGTCTCGGCGATTGCCTGGTGCTGAGCCTGGTCGAGAATATGATCCGTATGAGACACGGGACCCCCCGGACGAGCTGCGAGCTCGAGGCGAAGACTCTCCGAAGAGGAGACGTTCGATGCCCTGGCTGACCAGATCCGAGAGTGTGTTCTTGATAGCAGGGATAGTAACATCGTAGAGTAGATACTCGCCGACATTGTGGATATCCTCTCCGACGAAAGCAGAAATCGCCTTCGTCCCGAAGTTGGCCTTCTTCTTTGTGACGGTGGCAGTGGTGACCTGCTCGACCTTCTTGCGCTCAGGGAGCTTGCTGTTGGATGGGAGGTTCGGACGGATTGGTGCGTTTGCCAAGGTGGCTCCTTTCAAGGCGGTGGGGGCCCCAGATTTCTCCAGGGCCCCCAAATATGGATCAGAGGTTGTTGAGCTCCGTCTCCTTCAGCTTGGAGTCGAGCTCCTTGTACTTGGGATCCTGCTGAACCTGCTTCATGATCTTCTCAGGCAGGATGCCGTTGTAGAACTCACGGACGAGAGCCGGGTTGTCCATGAGCTGGTCGAAGAGCTCCTCGTACTCAGGCGAGTTGAGGAAGGACTCCTTGATCTGCTCGGACTTGACGAAGCGCTCACCCTGACGCTCACCGTACGAGGTACCGATGAGGTCGTCGAAGAACTTCATCATGGTGTACAGATCCTCGTTATCGATAGCGGCCTGGAGCCACTTCTCGAAGTTGGTGACGTTGTCATACCGCTTGATGAAGTCAAACATCTCGCGGCGAGACATGTGGAAGTAGAGCTTCTTGGTGGTGGGCTCGTCGTCGAAGATGCCCTTGACGCGGATGATGTGAGAGAACATAGATGGTTTCCTTTCAGTTGATCTTGAAGTAGTTTTCCTTGGGTGCGACTAGAAAGTCGACCGTAAGTACTGGCTCACCCTTTTCAGTGAGCTGAGAACCAAACTCGACGGAGAGGGAGTTCGGTTCGGACCATCCAACCAGTTCACCGGCTGCAATGGGCGGAAGTCCAAGGCCGTTGTAGAATTCGTTGAGGGAAGCGTAGCACTCAAGGTTGAGCTGCCCATTAATGTTGTTCTCGACTCGGCGGATGGATTCGATGTCGGACTTGAAGTACCTCCCCGAGAAGATATCATAGCAGAGAACGTCCCCTCCCCCGGCCACAAGAATAGTTCCGGAAACTGGCTCACCAGCCGCCTGAACCGATTTCTCTGCAACGCGGGCCTTAATCTTCTCGCGGTCCTTCGGCTTAACCACGTCCGCCACCGCTTCTCTATATCGCTTAAACGCCGCCTCCGAACCTGTGTACGCCAGTGCGAACGCCGCTCCACGAGAGTACTGAATACGATTCGCCGCGATGATCGATACCAGAGTGCATACGCCTGCGATGGCCGGGGGAATATATACTCGATATGATACTGCGAACTTCTCCTTCCAAGAGAGGTCTTCGGGTGAGCGAAGATTGGCTTCACAGTAGTCTGCGATCTTCTCGACTGCGAGCGTAGTAGACTTCGCTGTGAGTACGGCCGTAGCAACGGTCCCGACGCATGCCGAGGCCGTGAGAATAGCCGGAGCGTTTGCCTTGAAGAATTGCGTAACACCGTTCGCATTTATCACTTGTCCTCCTTGCTCAAATATGACTGGATCTCCATTCGGACTAGAGACTCGATATCCTTGCGAGTCATTCCAGAGTACTTACCCTCGATTCGGTCTCGACGGGCCTTGGTATAGGTTCCGACCATAGCCATGATCTGTACCCAGGCACAAAATGCGGTAAGGGCCCCGAGAATATACAGGGTCCACCAGATGATGCTCACTTGTGCTTCCTTTCAACTCGCTTCAGGCGAGGATAGATCTTCCAATTGTTGCGATTGTTGATGCAAGAGAGAATATAATCCGGTGTAAACTCCCAGATACCGTTCTCACTTGGGAACCTTCGGAAATCGACCGAGTCGGCCGCCATTCGTCGGAGGTATTCTCGTCGGTCGTCCCCTCGAGAATATGCGCGAGACTCTGCGGTTGCTCCATCAACACCGAGGTAGAGTACGGACAGAGCGTCTCCGACGATGATGTCTGCATGTCGAGCAAGGAGTTCCATGACACCCTCGACGGTGAGGATGACAACTCGATTAGGGCGGTCTCCCCTCCGGGTAATCTCGTCACGCGGTACTCCGTATCGCCAGCCTCGGAAAGTCTCGACGCAGAGGAGATCTCCCCCGGCCTCCCATTCTGCGAATGCCTGATCCTTGAGGAAGTAGTAGGAAGAAGCATCTTCTCCCATACGTCGAGGGCGTGTGGTGGCAGTTCGTACTGCATGGTATCCATCATTTTCAACCATCTCCTTCTGGAATGTGGACTTGCCTGAACAACTTGGACCGAGAAGTACGACTAACATATCACTCCGCCGAGATCGTGTAGAGAATGACTGTCATGGCTGCGAGAAGGAACCCGATCGCCGTGACGACCAGCTTGGCAAAGAAAGAGATAGCTGTCAGCCAAACCATCCAGGTGGCAAAGCTGATGGCTCCGAAGACGATCAGGAAGATGAGACTGATCAGGATGTAGTAGATAGGCGGTTCCTCGAACATGTGTGCTCCTTTCTAGCTCGAGAAAAGCCTATACCCCAAGTCGGGGTATAGTACTGAATTACCAGCGGTTGATCTTACGATCACGGCGCGCGATGAAGCGCTGCTGAACACCAACAACGTGCTTCATCCGGGAGTTCGCACCCCTGCCAATAAAGCAGGAGGCGAGAACAATTCCGAGGATGAAAACAGCGCTCTTGATGACAGAAACGATGATGCGGGTCATGAGTGGTCCTTTCAAACGGAGGGGTTTCAATATAGGACCGGTTTTTCTCGCGGGCTACTTCATCTTCTTTCGAATATCACGAAGCTCAAGCCAGATAAGCAGCAGTAGGCCATAGATACCAAGCCATTGTCCGAATTCCATATACGCTCCTTAGAAAAGCCTATATCCCAAGTCGGGATATAGGATGAGGTCTCAGTCGGTCTCTTCAGAGGCTTCGATCTCGTCGATCTCATCGAGGTCATCGTGCTCAAGCTCTTCGGGCTCATCCGTATCCGGAACCGAGCGGAACGCCATGAGGGTGAGAGCGGTACCAGCTGCGAATACAGCGGCGCCAGCAATCAACTTCTTGGAGTTGCGCTTGATAGCGGGCAGGACGGCGTCCTTGTTGAACTTGAACTCGACAATCTTCTCGTTGGTCTCAACGGTGGTGTCGGTGGTCTCAGTCATGAGGGTTTCCTTTCAAATTAGAGGGGTCTCATATAAGGCATGGTTTTTCTCGCGGAAAGCCTATACCCCAAGTCGGGGCATAGGTGAATGATCAGTGGATGTTGGCGAGAGCCTGTTCCACCATCGTATCCCATTCTTCATCAGTCATCAGCTCAGCACGAAGCTTTGCGTTCTCATTCTCGAGCTTCCACACACGGTTCCTGAGGGTGTAGGAGGTGTGCTTCTGCTCTTCGTGAGCAACGGCAAAGAAGATGCTGAGGATGGTGATAAGGCAGAGGGCGATGTAGAGCATAGTCTTTCCTTTCGTAGGATCTTCAATATAGTGCAAGTTTATCCTGCGAAAAAAAAAAGATAAGCCTAGATCCCATGGCGGGATCTTTGGCTGGAAGGTGGTAGGATCAGAAGTTCCAGGTCTTCTTCTTGCCGAACATTTCGGCGACAATCAGCAGGGTGCCGATGACGACGAAGGGAGCAACGACAAGAGCGAGGAGGGTGGTCATTGTGGTTCCTTTCTAAGGGTCTTCAATATACAGTGTGTTAATTCTGCGACTCCTGTTACTGGTGTGGTTAAGCAAAAAAAGATAAGCCTAGATCCCATGGCGGGATCTAGAACTGTGTCAGAGGTAGTAGCGGTCGTACTGCTCAGAGCTCAGTCCAGTAGCAGCAAGCTCCTCGGCGTAGTCGAGGGCGGCCTGTGCAGCGGCGGGAGAGAGGTTCATGAGAGTGTCCTTTCTATGACGGGTTTCAATATAGAGCCCGTTTTTCACGCGTAGACAAAAAAGATAAGCCCAGCCCCCCATGCGTATAGCACAGGGGGCCAGGCGAATCTCAGAAGGGTTTAACCTTCATGATCAAACCAAACGCCTTCGAGCTGACGACTGCAAGTCGCTCGTACTGGAGGACGGCTACGATACCGGCCAGCGAGGTAGCTGCACCGAGAATTGCGTCTTTGCTGAGCTTCTTGCTCTCGCCAAGGGCTTTGGCTTTTGCAAGAGTCTCGACATTTCGAGCAATTGTGGTGTAGTCCTCACTAGCAGGATCGTGAAGCTCGGCCTCCTTCAGAGCAGCTTCAATTGTCTGCTGAATGGGGTCAGGGTTCTTCATGGTATGGCTCCTTTCTAGGGGTTCATTATACCGCAGGTTTTTCTCGCTTAGACCTGCTTGACGTCCAGCGTCACCTTCCCATTCCGGAGCATCTCGGCGACGCCCTGGTCGAAAGTGGCGTGGATACCCTGGTCCTCAGACACATGAAGGGCCCCAGAGGGCTGGGTACCCTGGTACTTGGTGGAGCTCACGCCGAGAAGCACACCAAGGAAGGTGTCAATCGCAGCGATGGTACCCGCAACCTCGGTCGGGTGAGGAAGGTGCCACAGAGCGGCCAGCGTGAGGTATAGCGCAGAGGTAGCCGGAAGGGCGACCAGCGCAACCCACTTGAGGACGTCGTAGGACTTGTTGTTCAACTTGCTCTCCTGGAGATGCTTAGCCATTGGTTTTCCTCTTTGCCGGGGGTCTAGGGGTGGGGACTACGGGAAGATTCTTTACCTCATTCACTATCTTCTCAGCAAGCCCATTCCCCCCGAACTCGGAATAGGGCTCTACAAGATACTTCATGAAGTCCTCATACTCGTCGAGGGTGAGAAATCCTCGATGAAGATATGTCTTCCCGACATATACAATCCGGTCATGGGCCATTCCGAGCAGAAGCCTTGACGTGGCGGACTTCCGCTCACTGCGCTTCATGATCCAAGCCCACATCCCGGAAGATCCCAGAACCGACAAGAATATCGCAAGGACGATGTCAGTCAGGGGGTTGAATCCGAAGTGCTGCATGTTAACCGATCGCTAGATAGGGACGAACCCCGAAGGAGTAGTTAATCGGGGCGTGGGAGAACTGACCCGTGGACTTCATGTAGACTGCCGTCTGAGCCGAGGCGCGCTCACGAAGCCAGTATTCCTCCTCAATGTTAACAAGGGCGGGGTTGAGCCGGAAGGCGGGGAACTGGTTGTGGTGCATTCCCTTGGCGAGAGGATCGTTGAAGATCGACGTCCCCCAGAGCATGGCCTCATCCATGATGTTGATGTGCGGGTTATACCAGCGCCAGTCCTTGACTGCGCCGTTACCATCATACCCGGTAGCAACTCGAGTCCAGACACCAACCATGTTAGACCGTCCGAACAGAGACTCAGCCATGCGACTGGCCTGGGTCATAGTGGACTGATTGAGTGTCGAGTCCACATACGATCGCTGATCCGGGATAGTGGTGGACCAAGCCTCTCGGAACAGAGACCGGTCAGGGACTACCACGATGTGGTTCTGGCGGAAGGGCGGCTCACCAATATTGATGAAGTAGTTGAACGCCACGATTCGCCAAGTGACACCAGAATATGTCCAGTAGTCACCAAGGTACATCCCGGAGAACGACCCACTTCGAATCGCCTGGAGGTACGGAGTCACCGAGTTACCTAGGGATGCACCTCGGTAGATCGAGTTGTGGACACCGACGTTCGAGTCGTTGAGCATCCCATAGACAGATCCAGAGTTGGTGAACTTCTCATTGATCTGAGTGATCTTGAGCTCGGTACCGGCAACCCGACCCTCTACGGCCTGAATACGGTCATTCTGGTTCTTATCACTAACCTTGAGGTTGGCGACATCGGTCGAGGTGTTACCCCCAGCGTTAGCCAGGGCATCTCGAACTGAGTCGAACCAGGTATTGAACTCACCCTGAAGCTTAGCCTGGAGGGAGTCCAGGTTGATACTCTGGAGAGGTCCACTTACATAAGGAGTACGAGCACTACCAACAAGGTTGATGATATTCTCAGCGACAATCTGTCGAGAGTTCTTGATGATTTTGATCTGAGCCAGAGCGAAGGTCTGTCGGTCACCACTATCTCCGGCATTTGGGATCAGAGGAGTGACCGCAGGAGTCCCCTGGACGACCTTGATCTTGGCACCGCGGACAGCCTTAGATCGGTCAACCTCAATGCATACGAGATCGATTCGGTCAAGCGTTGCGTGAGAACCAGTGATCGCGACCGTCTCATCGCCAGAGTTCTCAACCCATCGGTTGTTCAGCCAGGCCTTACCTGCACCGACATACACCGACATACCGTTGTTAGTGGGGCGGACTCGGAACTTGTCTCCCACGTTCGGGAAGACGCCCGGCGCGATGATGCCATCGAAGAGCGATCCGAACTGGTCCGCATCGTATGTCCGGTCACCATTTACCGAGTTATAGAAACCACTAGAAATGGCCATGCATTAATCCCTTTCTCGAGGAGCAATGACCTCTCCGGGGCCACCGCGAGTGAAGTCAATACGGAAGCCGTCACCATTCCACTTGGTACGAGACGACATTGAGATAGTGGGAACCCGAGAGAACCCACTACTGGACCAAGACTCAGTCATCTCAGTCAGCTGGCACTCAATTGGTTCTGCGTTGCTGCCCGAGGGGACGTAGTAGAAGATATCTCCGACATCGAAACCAGTACGGTACTCGACGTTGGAGAAGCTATTGATCTTGCCCGAGATCATCTTGAGCGGGGTATACTTCGGGAACATGGCGTCCAAAACCCAGAAGGGATACCACACCTCACTCAGAGATGTGATATGCTTTCGCTGAAGCTCAGTGAGCGCTTTCCAGTCCTTGATCGAGTAGGGCTTGTGGACCTGAGTATTATCCCACAAGACTTCTCGTCGAGTGATTGGGTTCTCGGATCGCAGAGTGTGTGCCCGAGTGTGCGTACTACCGTCGGCAATCCACTTCAGATCCACATCGCCGGAGTCCCAGACCTCATAGATCGTACTCTTCTTATCTACAATGGAGTCCACTGACTCGAAGTCGGAGAAGTTGTCATTCTCCTGAGCGAGTGTGATCGTATTGATGAGATGCGGGGCAGTTACGTAACAGTGAATACCCTGGTTCTCGAGTTTGATCTTGTAGAAGAGAGAATATCCGTTCGGCTTACACGCCGACAAGACGTTCTTGAACATCTCAGCAATGGGTGCTCGGTCGTAGATGATCCACTTCCCATCCTGGATCTTCTGCCCAGTGTCGTTGACGTAGGCCATCTGAGACACTCGAGTTTCTCGATGGAAGTTGAAGTTATCAATCCTACGAGCCGCTTCTGCATCCTTACCAAGATGCGCATGGGCCAGGTTTTCAGCCGTCATCTGCGCATTGAACTGGCCATTCTTGTCGGGCTCAATCCACTGCCTGTGAGGTAGAACTCTCCACTCGAACATCGACTCGAGAGAGCGACCGGTATACTTATGGAGGTAGACACCGTCATCCTCCTGCTTTACCGTAGCGGTCTCGATTACCATGGCGGTAGAGGTATCGTCTCGAATAAATAGGTTCCCAAGACTGTACTCATAGCCCGGCTGATCCGAGTAGAGCTGGAGCTCGAACTGGCCGTAGTCATAGGCCCGCTCAGTCCAGTTGAGGGAGTAGAAGTTATTCGGAACCTCAATCCACGAGTTGTAGTTATGAAGGAACGCGAAGAACAGCTGCATCAAATCCCCCTATAAAGCGTATCGTATTCCATAGAGACGTTCACGTCGTCAACGCCTCCAGCATACTGAAGGGCGATCGTGTTGATTCCGGGGTGCATCTGAATCCAAGTACTACCTGGTGCCAGAACACCTGTGATGTAGGACTTCCTTCCTCGAGCCTGGTGAGTGATCGACTTCTTACCCGGACGAGTGTCCACGACAATACTCTCTCCAGCATAGAAGTTTCCAGCTCGAGAGATAGACATTGTCTCGTTGAAAGTCGTATTACTCAGGATAAGGTTACTGACCGTACCGAGGAACTCGACTGTGATGGTAACTCCAGCCGGATAGTCGCCAAGGTATCGGATATCCTTACCCGAGGAGTTGGTCATGTCGCCGAACTTAAGTTTGTGGTTGTCATGCGAGAAGAATGGGAACTCGAAGGTGGGCGTGTTGTCGTTGAAGCCCACAACCTTCTGGATCTGAGTAGCGGAGGACTTCCAGTATGGGTCCAGCCCAAGGAGGGAGACCTGGATCTCCTGCCGCTCAGAGAAGATATTCGGCTCGACGGACTCGACGATGAAGTCGGAGTGCACGTTAAGCCAGTCGGTTGTCACACCGAGAGTAATGGTCTCCCCGACTCCGAAGTAGGAGTAGCACTTGAGTCGGAGTTCCTGAATGTCGGTCCCCCAGGGGATCAGAGTCAGTACCACAGTACGAGTACCAACCCTGATCCCCTTAAGGAACGCTCCGTCCAGCAGGGCGAATCCATCAGTACTGATGTCCGCCTTTACTGGTCCCAGACCAGTAATCTCCTTGACCGCGACCCCCGACTCGTAGGGGTTCGTGATGTCGATGGTTAGACGATCCCCCGACTTTGTCGTGGACGAGATCTCTGAGATCATAGTGTCAACTTGTCCTTTGCCATAGCAAGCTGAGTGTTGGTGTTGCGGTAGATAGTAGCCGCATCCAGCGCCTCAGGCGAGTTGTTGGTCTGGTTGAAGGTGATGTTTGTAACACCATTTTGACTATTCTTGTCAGAATTGTCAACTGCGATCGGAGCGGGAGGCCGAGCAGCATTAGCTGCCTGAGCTGTGACTCCGATGGCGGGCATGAAGTTGTTGATGCCCTTAGCCTGCTTCTGCATCTCGGTGAGGTCCAGAATAGGCTTGATTTCCGGCTTGAAGGATGGGTCGTCCTCGATGAGTTCGTTTACTCCGTCGAGCGCCTTTGACATAGCGTCGTAAGCTGCGCCAGCCATACTACCGCCGGCATCAGCAACACGATCACCAGTATCCTCGATACCTATAGCAAGACCCTCACCGACATATCCTCCAAGTTCCATCATCAGTCGAGAAGGAGAGTGGATCTTGAAGTAGCTCTTGACCTTGTTGTAGCCCTTCTTGGCTACGTTCAGCATAGACTCACCGAAGCTCCAGGCCTTGGATGCGAGACCGTTGGTCATACCGTCGACAATAGCCCAAGCAATCTCTCGACCGACCTTGTTGAAACGAGGAGCGTACTTGTTAATAGCATCGCGAACACCTTCAAGAAGCTTGAGGACCGTCCACATGCCCTTGTCAATGATCTTCGGACCATTCCTAGCGATTCCATCAAGGAAGTTGAGGATGACGTTGGTGGCAGCGTCAATGACCTTGCCGATGTTGTCAGCAATTCCGTTCAGGAAGTTTGCCAGGATAGTAGCGCCCTTCTCACCGAACTCATAGGCGTGGTTAGCCAGCTCGGTGAGCATCGCCTGGATCAGGATGAACAGCGTAGCCACAATGCCTGGGATATTGGCATTGATGGCATAGATAATCGCCCCAAGAAGCTGCGCCATAGCCACCGCCAGCTCAGGGGCCTTTGCCCCAAGAGTGATGATAAAGTTGGCGATAGCCGTAGCAACATCAATCGCTACCTGGGGTAGAATTGCCGCAAGCTGCTTCAATCCCTCGGTCAAGACCAGGAATGCTGCTGCACCCGTTGTGGCACAGATACCCAGTACTGCTGCAAAGGCCGCCATACCGATCGAGATCGGAAGCAGGGCTAAGCCTAGTGCGAGTAGTGCCGCCGTAAGGACGATCATACCCACTGCAAAGTACTGAGCGCCAGCTGCTGCAGCTACCAGGATCAGCATACCACCAGCAAGAGCAATCAAGCCAATTGCCAGCTGAGTCCAGGTGATCCCGGATAGGGTCTTCATTGCTGATGCCAGTGACAGAAATGCAATTGACGCAATACCAAGAGCAATAGCACCAGTCTTGAAGGCATCGGCTGCTGCCATCGAGATAGCTAGGATAGCCAGACCTGCTGCAAGAGCGATGAGTCCTTTAGCCAGGGTCATGATATCCATGTTACCAAGGATTGCTACTGCCCCTGTCAGAACCAAGACTGCCGCGGACATAGCGATAATCGCAGCCGCACCTCTAGCATTAGCCCTACCAGCAACAGCCATCGCCACAGAAAGCTCGAGAATAATCACGCCTAGAGCAATGACTCCCTGGAGAAGCTTGCCAGTATCCATCGTCCCAAGCATCCAGATAGCCGCCACAAGGATGTTGCAAGAGACAGCCAGCGATAGAAGAATCGCAGCGCCCTTACCCATAAAGGGGTCCTTACTAACGACCATCATGAACCCAGACAGGATCGCCACAACCGCGGCGAGGGTTACGACCCCCTGGATAGCCTTACCAGTATCCATGGACCCAAGAGTGTATACTGCTAGAGACAGAATAACACAAGCTGCAGCAAGAGCAAGAAGGATTCCAGCACCCTTCTCGACCCCCTTGGTGGCGGCCATCTTGGTCATGAACTCCTGCATGGTCATCATCAGGATCTTCATGGCAGCAAGACCGACCACGGCACCCTTGAGGTCCATTCCGGCAAGAATTCTTACAGCTGTCGCCATCAAGATCATGGCTGCGCCCATAGCGATGAGCATGGCCACAATACGAACGCTGTCATTCTTGAACGCCACCATCTTAGTCATGGACTCAAGCATGTCATCCATCATCTTGAAGAGGTACTTCAAGACCGCAAGAGTGACTAGTAGCTTTGGCGCAGGGACCAGAGACATCAGGATCAGCGCACCCGCAAGAACTCCGAGGGCAATAGCGATCGTTAGGAGAGCCTTAGCCTTAACCTTCTGCTCGAATGCCTCGAGGACTCCGCCGAGCTTATCGAAGACGTTACCGAGCTTGTCAGCAACATTTCCGATCTTGTCAAAGTTCTCCTTAAAGGAGTTGATCCATCGAGTAAAGGCGATAAGCACTCCTCCGCCAATGGCCCCGACAAGGATCTTGCCCATGTCATAAGACTTGAGGTTGGAGTTCGCTTGACTCATCGCGGTACCGATAGAGCCGAATGCGTTCTTTGCGCCCTCCTTCACCTTGGGGGCGAAGGTGTTAACGACAAAGTCCTTGAACTCGACGAACTTCTGCTTGATAGTGTCGAAGAGTTCCGGAAGGTGTACGGCTTGAGCGACCTGCTTAATGTCCTCAAACCACTTCTTGAGGAAGTTCTCCTTAGCGGCCTGACCTGTCTCCTTAGCAGCCTGGGCTGCGGCAGACCCAACCTCTGAAACTGCTCCCGCAGCTTCCTTAGCCTTGGCCTTGACCTCACCGTGACCGTTAACCCAGTCGCGGAATGAGACCGCTACTTCCTTAACCTTACCGCCGATGTCGGAGAAGGACTTGCCAAGGTGGTCCCAAACACTACTATTTTGAATAGTATTCCATGTATCGACAAGCGCATCCTTCAGCTCAACAAGTTTCTCCTTGAGCCACTGGACTTTCTCAGAAATCTTGAGCTTGTTACCGAGTTCATCGAACTTAGATCCGAGCTTCGAGACAATCGCCTCAGAAGTGGTCATGTTACTCAGGTCGAAGCCCTTGAAATAGTCAGACAGAGCTGACTTTCCAGAGGTGAGTTTCGCCTTCAGCTTGTCGCCGACAGTCTGACCAAACTCGTGAAGCTTATTCTTGGCCTTGTCGATTCCGCTGTGGATAGAGTCCATAGCTGCGGAGAACTGCTGGCCGACAACCGAGTTCTTTAGAGCATCCTTGATGAGCCCGAACTTCGACGCTAGACTCTTCAGTCCGTTGGCAGCGCTAGTGACCTTTCCACCGAAGTCGAGCCACATAATAAAGTCATGGATCTTATCCACGACCCACTTAATAGCCTTACCAACGAGATCAATCGGTGGAAGAAGCAGCTTCAGTAGCTTTCCACCGAGGTCCAACTTGGTGAACCACTGATCGAACCAGTAGATCGCCTTGCCAATTACCTTCGTAATCTGGAATACGCCAGAGTTGATCCCTGTGAACGCTGGGAATAGTGCGCTGATAATGTGTGAGGCGACCGTGAAGATGACTTGAGCTACCTCGCCGAGGATGGTGGCGAAGATATGGAATATTGAGAACAGACCAGTGAATGTCCACTCTAGCTTATCAGCAAAGTTGTTTGTAATGATAAGCTTCGAGGTGAAGTTCTCAAAAGCCTTCGTGATCCGGACAAGGCCCTCGGCACTAGCATTCATGAACACTCGGCGAAAGGCCGTACCGATCTGGCCCAGAACCTTAACAACTGCCCAGAAGATGTTCGCTAACCCCTGAACCAGAGCCGTCCTACCACCAAGATCCTTCCACATCTGTAAGAACCCGTTTCGAGCATCGGCGCTAGACTTAATTACCCCACCAAGCCAATCACCAATAGAGGTGAAAAGGACTGACGCCTCTTCGAAGTCACCAAATAGGATCTCGAACGTCTCGGCCCATCCGGAGCCAATTGCTTCCTTAGTGGTATCTACTAACTGACTAAAGGTTCGGATCTTGGTGGCGGCATCAAATGCACCTTGAGCGAACTGCTTGAGTTTATGGGCCTGCTCCTCTGAGTAGCCCATCTCGACAAGTTGTGCCTCAGAGAGGTCATTTGTCAGAGCAGTCAGAGTGGTCGTCATGACCTGAGCAGTAAGCCAGTCTTCCTTGAGAGACTCTCGGAAGTTTCCGTCTTTAGCAATAGCCTCATCGTAGCCAGTACCCATCATTCGGGAGGTCTCGATAAGAGCGTTACGGAAGGATTCGCCACCCATACCTGCCTGGACTAGCGAGTTCCAGTCCTGAAGGTGGACTGCGCCAGCCGCGATAGCCTGAGAAAGCTGGGTGTATGCAGTTGCTGTCTGCTGGGCGGTTGAACCCGAGGCCGCTGCGAGGTTAGACAGACCCTTAATCGACGCCACAGAGGTTTGTAGGTCAACGCCTGCGGCCGTGAACAGACCAATGGCGTGAGTCATGTCACTGAAACTGTATACCGTCTTATCGGCATAGGTGTTCAGCTCGGCCAGGGAGGTCTTAACTTCGCCGAGGGTAGTCCCCTTCTCGACTGTGTTGGCCATAATGGTCTGAATTGCTCTCATTTTGAGCTCATACTCATTAAAGCCGTCTTTAATGGTTCCGATGAAACCAGAGACAATGCTTCGACCAGCATTAAGAGCCGCGACACCAATTCCACCGAATGCGGTGACGGCTAGACCCTGCATGACGGTCATGTTCTTGCCGATGTCGAGAGCCTTGGTGGCCAGATCGCCGAGGGTGGTATTCTTAGCAATCTCTCCAATACGAGAGAGACCATCTGCAGCCCCCTGCATCTTCAAGGAATCCTTGAGTCGGTCCATGCTGGACGCGGATTCCTTGATTGCGGACAAAAACTGCTTGTTGTTCATCTTGAGCGAGACTACCCGCTCGTCAATAGTAGCCACTACTTAGTGACCTCCTTCCAGGCCTTCTTCGCTATCTTGTCGAATACGGGCCTGATCGCGGGGTTGATGTAGTCTCGGCCGACGACATACCCGCCATTACGGGTACCGTGACCATATTGCAAGATGACGGCGATGTTTACGCCGTTGTTTACATGCGAGTTAGTCCAGGTTATCTTCCAGTTCTCTCCAGTTCTGGTGACTTCATAGTTCCAGCTAGCTGCCGTCTCGCCCGACCTGGAGGGGGTCGCCGCCTTGAGAGCAGAAACCCCCTCCTTGCCGAACTGATTCATGATCAGAGCCAGGTCTAACTTCGTCATTCTGTCAAACCAATTCCTGGTGAGTTTCCAGTCTCCCTGGCTCTCGATCGTAATCATGATTCTCCTAGACTAGAGATTCGGAGTAGATGTTGGCCACTCCAGAGACCATACATCCGATGGCGCCCTTGGCCATAGCCTGGTCATAGGCGTCTCGGGTTGGGCAGATGTGCCCCCATACCGGCTTGCCGAGTCCGGTAGTTCGGTTCCAAACCTCATCGCTGGCATCGAAGGACATACCGATGTAGTCCCATGGCTTGTGCCACTCGTTGATCCGACCATCAGTTACCTGATCTGGATACGAGTATCCCCAGCACTTCCAACCATCCGCCTTCCACTGATTAGCCAGCCATCCGGCGTCGATGGAGAACTTCCAGATGATTCGACCGTGGGCATCAGAAGGGAAGAACTTCTTCAGCTCCTCCCACTGAACCGCGGAATACTTAGGATCGAGTACTGTAATGTGACTCGAGCCATATGCTGCGAAGTACTCCTCAACCGTCATGAAGGGCTCGCCCATAGTGGTGAACTTCTGGATCTCCGCCCATGTCATCTCGGTGACGGGGGTATCTGGAGCCGTCTTATCCACACGCTGTAGGGTGCGATCGTGGTTCAGGAACCAGACTCCATCCTTCGTCTTCTGACATGAGACCTCCAAAGCCCCTGCTCCGAACATAACCGCGTTTGTATATGCCCGGATCGAGGCCTCAGGCCAGCTGACGGATCCTCCTCTGTGGGCGATCAGGAAGCCGCGAGTGTCCATCATGGTGTGTATATCGGAGTATCCTCTTGGTACGGCACGCATGGTAGACGGCTGCAGTTCCCCATTCCAATATACGAATACCGGATTGGAATTTCCAGAATCGGTAATCTCTATACCAGGAGTGACTACGGCTGGAGGTTCTGGATTCTCTTCCTCGAGTTCTACCCAGGCATAAGCCTTAGCGCCGTACGAATCCTTTACTGACGAAGCCAGTGCTCCGATGGTCATCGACCACGAGGATCCTCGGTTACGTTTACCGCCTCTAGCGATTGGGTCGGTACCTGGGGGATACCATACTGGTTCATCTCGAGAAGATGGTGCGTGATATTGTACGGCTACTAGATTTTTCTTGGTCTTATCGAGAGTGGGAATACCTGGTTGCCAGGTATGTATCTTATACTTGGATACCCCGCCGATCGAGAATAAGACAAAGTTCTCTCTAGCATTGGTGGCGACATCACTATTGAACTTGAAGTCGCCATCAAGATCAGCTTTTGTAGCCCGTTTTACAGCTACATACCCAGATCGCCCACCGGCGTCACGGTTGTATTGGAAATCCCAGCCAGCAGGAGGTCTGGCTTTGGTGTCTCCAAACTGTGAAGCATAGAATACAACTATAAGGTCGCCGATCTCAGCACCGGTACTTCTTAGCGAAGTAGTACCAAAACCATTAGCCTCAGATCCGCTACCAGTAGCTAAATGGACATGCAATCCTGGCTTAGGCGTCTCATAGACGTTGAAGTTATGGATAGTAATGTCTTGAGCCGTACCCGGAACCGCAATGGATGGCGTCCACATTGGATAGGCGTTATTTGGAAGCTCGAAGTCGAACTTGATCGCCGCATTAGTACCGCCCCGGATATTCCAGGTGGTGATGAAGTCCTGTTTATCGGTCTTCTGCTTACCTGCCTGGAACCAGTTCGCTCTCATGGCGATCTGGGTATCTCTATCCGCCGTATACGTTATCTCGACCGTCCACTTACGATCACCGACGGTATAGGCAGCACTCTCGAATGGGGTGGAGCTGGATCCCTTTCGGATCAGACGCCCGTCACCTATTCGAGCGCCATTACCTCCCCACCATGCACCAATTACTGGGAATACGCTAGCCATTACTTGGCCCGCCTAACAATCACCGTCCCGGACGGAGTCCCAGCAGGCACAGGGTCATCAGGTCCGAGGACAATCATCTTCGGGACCTCCGGAATCTTGAGATTGTCGACCTTCAGCTTGAGCTTCAGGTACCCCTTGAGCCACGGAATGATCAGCTCTCGGATCTCAGCGCCCGGAGGGTTCTCGTACGGGTTCCCGATTGGGTGCCACTGACCACCATTTTGAGGATCCTCGACAAGGAAGCCATCTGTGACGTAAAGGTGGCTGATCGCGAGGTTGTCTGCCTTGTCAAAGACCTTCTGGTAGTTCTCGGAGGTGACGGAGTGCACCACTGCCCACCATCTAGTGGACGGATAAGCCTTCATGTGGTCCGGAAGGATCGGAGAAGTCGGATCCTCCTGTAGGAACTTGGTCGCCGTACCCTCGAACATCATACAGACGTCAAAGTCGAGGTTACACACTTCCTGCGAGATGTTGGATCCGGTGTTGATCGCGATAACGAAGTCCAGACCATTCTCTCGGCGAATCGTGTCGATCAGATCCTTGTACCACGGAAGGCGATCCTTCCGAGCATCCCAGCCGTTTATAACCTCGTCAAGGAAAACCCCCTGTACCAGGTCGCCATACCAGTGCTTAGCGCGCTTCAGCTGCTCAAGGATGTACTCTTTGGTGAACTTAGCCGCATTGGGAACACCTCGGTTCTCCTCAGCATCGGGATTGATGGCCGCTCCATACTGAGTCTTGATGTAGAACAGGAGTTTCTTCGCTCCCGCACCGAGAGCCAGCTCGCCCTGCTTCTGGAAGTCTACCTCTTGCGCCTCCCAGTCTCCGCTATTGCGGTTAAGGATGACGTATCCAAGGTTGTCACGGAACTTCAGTGTCTGAGCCCACTTGGAGAACTGCCCAGGCTTGCCGTCCTGGTAGTAGTCAGGCCAGTAATAGGTCACTGGCGAGTAGTACCTGGCACCATTCTTAAACGGGTTCGTCTGTCGGAGTGCGTCTTCGACATCTGCCTTCTCACCGTAGGTCTTGGCTGCTTCGTCCTTGGTGAGATACTTGTCAAGCTGAGGGGTGACTGCATCCTGACCGGCCGGGCCACGCTCTCCAGCAGGTCCGGGAGGACCCTGCGGTCCAGGAGGGCCAGCGGGTCCAACTGCACCATTATCGCCCTTGGGTCCCGGTTGACCATTTGCCCCGGCGGGACCAGCAGGTCCGGTAGGGCCCGGAAGACCATTGTCGCCTTTAGGTCCAGGAGGGCCAACAGGGCCCCTAGGTCCTTCGGGGCCAGGTACAGGGGTTCCTCCAGCTCCGCCACCAGCGGGTCCAGGAGGACCCTGAAGACCTCGAGGGCCTTCCGGTCCAGCAGGTCCGCGCTCACCGGCATCGCCCTTAGGTCCGGGAGGACCAGCGGGACCAGCATCGCCCTTGGGTCCTCGAGGGCCGATTGGGCCAGGCGAACCAGCCCCTCCGCCACCGCCGAACGGAAGCGGGGAGATCTCGGATGTGGGGTCAGCGGACATGATGTCAATAGTTCCACCCTGAGTCAGAGCAACGTGCTTGACGATGTCAAACTTGGGGGAATCGATGTAAATGGTGTGGGTCCAGGCGCCAGAGGGGGTTACTCCAGCGCCCGGAGCCAGCACCTCGATGTTGACAGCGCCAGCCTGGTCTGTCCGAACCATGTGCTCGCGCATCGA